CACTCAAAGATTTCTTTGCCTTCCTGCCTAGCCTGCGTAAAAGCCTGCTTAAAAGTCTTATTAGGCGCTTCAAACCTAGGCGGGGCTTCTTCATACCCCGTAGGCCCGCCGTCCGCAAACTTCTTCACTCGCGGCTTGGGAGGCTTAGGCATACGCGGCATACGGATCGAAGACGCCCCAAACCGGGGCATCTTTCTTTTAAACATCCCTGCGGTGTACTTAGGGATGCGATCCATAATTAGACGATCCGACCTCGGGTCTTACCTTTCTTGGCGATACCGTCAGCACGACGCGAAGCAGAAGAGTGAGCCGAGCCACCGCCCGCATACTTCTTTACGCGACCGCCGCCGCTCATACCAGCCTCGCGCAACCTGCGACGAGCTTCTTCCGTGCCTACGCCCGCGCCTTTCATTACCCGCTCAACTTTACGCTGACCGAACAAATCACCGCCAGTTAAACGCTTAAAAGGCGAAAGCAAACGATCCTTGTAACTAGAAGTTGGGTCATCGTAACGCCCTGTACCAACTTTCGCAGAACCCGGCTTGCTGCCACGACCGCCAGAACGCGGAGTTGACGGTTTGTACTCTACTTCTTCCTTAAATTTATAAGGAAGTTTAATGTCATCCGGTTCTTTTTTGGAATTTGAACTAACAGAAGGAGACGGTTTGTAGGGGGCTTCGGATTTTTTAGAGCCTGCTACTTCAGTCGTGTACTTTTTACCCTGCCAAGTAAAGGTAGCATCACCAGTCTTACGCGCTTCACGAAAAGCCTCCGAAAAAGACTTCTTCTTTGGCGCTTCAAAATCTGGCGGAGACTCTTCGTATCCGGCCTTGTTGCCCATTTCGTCGGTACTACCACCGAGCCTGAATTTCCGCATTTTGCGTTTCATTAGCACATCCCGCCCATACGCATCTTGATCTGCTTGCCTTTGGTCTTGCCCTTGCTGGCAACGCCATCAGCCGCCTTGCGGTAGGAACCGCCGGTTTTGCCGCCCTTAGAATAGGTCATGCCACCCATATTCATTTTCTTGGTCATGCCACCATCAGAATAGGACATGCCGCCCATATTCATTTTCTTGGTCATTTTCATCATTTTAGGTTTCATTCTCATTTCGATTTACTCCTAAATTTACGGCCCTTATCGGCCTTCATGAATTCTTTCCCCACTTTCGAGGAAATACCTAATCGCTTGGCTGCTTTCGGATTATTAGCGACCAAGGCCATTAATCGATGTTGTTTAGCGGATTTACTAGGCACGGTTTTTCCACTTCTTAATCCAGCCTTGCACGGTTTTGGTTTCGTAAATACGAATCCCCGTCCACAAGATAGTAAATATCGCTGCAACTGAAGGAAGCATTTCGACTAGAGTCCCTATTACCGTGAAGACAGATAATGCGTCACCCACGTTTTTCAGGGTTTCAACATTTTCATTTTTCATTTTTAACAATTCCATGCGCGAAGCGACTTGTTGATACGGGAGTTGGGGTCGTTGGCGGTCTTGGCACTCGTAAGCTTTTTCTTCATCCCCGACATTCGCGCACAGAATGATTTCTTACGAGGCCCGCCTTGCGGCTGTGGTGCTTTCAGCCCCGGCTTACCGGGATTGGCACGGTTATAGGAAGCCCTGCCTTTGGCATTTAAGCCGCCAGCAGGATTTTTGCCTTCTTTCCGCTGCCATGCGGGGGTTTTAGCCATATATCACCATTAACGAAGTAACAGTGGTAAGCGTGGCGTGTATATCCGTTTGAAATAGCAACCCCTCTCCCGGCATAAGAACATAGTTCTCGCTGGTGGACGAAGCCATCGTATTGACCGTAATTTTTACAGAGCCAGAAGCACCGCCGTCTCTCAGAACGACACTCCCTGCACCACCAGCCGGAACGATATAAATAGCCTTTACGCGGTTCCGACCTAGATTATTACTGGCCTGATCCTGCATCTGCCCTGTCGTCGTTCGGACGGCACTGGCTAAGACATCTGTTTGCATTGTCGTACCCTCCTAGGGTTAGGGGGTATTAGCTAGCAGAAATAGCAGCCAGAGTGTCTACACGCAGCCAGTTGGTACCGTTGTAAAACGCAAGAACCGGGCTACCCGCAGCGCCATTTGAGAAATAGGCGACAGAACCGGCTGACACATTGGACGTAGGAGCCGTAGCAACCGTGAAAACGCCCAGATTGACTGGACCGCTGAACGTAGTTTGAGCCATTTTAATTACCTCACATGCGAGTTGTGCTTACCAGTCTGCATGTCGTCAGTCGGGCCTGTCTGGTAAGCAATTTTTTCCCGATGATCTTGTATAACATCAAAAAAGAGGGGCCACAAGCCTCTAGGTAACTTGTGGCCCCCCAATTCCAGCTAGCTCACCAAAGAACTATCAGGACGAACCCGGCGAACCGAACATGCCGAGCGGATCCGACCAGCCGAAGCTATAACGCTCGCGGCTCTTGTACCGGACGTTGCCGGTGTCGAAATCGCCGTCCATGCTGTTTTGCAGCGGGGTACGAACGAAGTGCTTCATGCCGTTCGGAACGTCCGTGGTCAGGAACCACGCATTCGTGTCGGTCAAGAAGTGGTTCACCGTGTAACCGCCCGGAATCGACCCCATCGCCTTGAGAGCGTTGATGTCGTTATCAGCAGTCGAAACACGGAGTTCCGTGTCGAGGAGACGCTTGGCAGTGAACATCAATGCCGGGGGCACGATGAGCTTGCCGGGCTTCGCCGCGATGAGGAGACTACGTTCGTCAACCCAACCAGCAATCTGAATCACCGCTGCCTCAAGCGAAGTTTCGTTGAGGTCAGAAGCCGTCAAACGGTTGCTGTTGACACCGCCCGAGACCAGCGGATGCGAAGCCGAGAACAGGGCCACACCGTCACCACCGGGGTAGGACGCTGAAAAGCCGTTGTTCAGGACCGAAGCCGCTTTGACCTGCTTCGTGTACGCCATCGCTCGGGCGAGCGCCTTGGTGTATCGCTTGGACAGCGAATCGTACAGGTTGTCTTCAACCGCCTCTTCCGTGATGGAGAAGCCGAGAGCAATCGTCTCGTGATTGTAACGAGCAGTCCATGCTTCCTGTGCGTTGTCATACGCAATCGCAGCACCTTCGGCCTTCACCGGAGCGGCGCTGAAACCAGAAAGCTTGGTCTCCTCTTCAAAGGAACGCTCGGAGGTCTCAGTCTCGTAGATCTCCTTGTGCTCCTCACCATAGTTTTTGTACTCAAGGCCAAACAGGGCATTCAAACCCGGAAGGAGTTCCTTAAGTAACTGTGCACGTGAAATAGCCATGTCTTAGAACTCCCCTATTAAATGCCGAGTGGGTTGTTGTAAGCGTGACCACCCACGACCAGAGAATTACTCGTGAGGTACGATGCATTGAACTTCACGATAACTTCGGGATAGTAGGTAGTGCCGCTTGACACAAAGGAAGTGTCTTCAACCACATCGACGATACGGATCGGCAGTGAACGAGTAACAGCCACAGAGCTAGTCAAAAGCCCCTGCTGCGAATCGCCCGAAGAGGTGTTTAGCGTATTGGCAACCAACGCAACGTTAGAACCAACATCGCCATACACAAAGCCGCCCGTGGTCGAAACCACAAGCGAAGCCGTTACGCCTACAGCTTTAAACAAGGTATCTGGATCATCCGCTACGTATGCGTAAACAAACGTACCAGCCTTGACCGAAGTACCCGAAGTCCACTGCTGTGAGAAGGTCGGCTGACCCGTCACAGAGGAAACAAACGTGCAGCCCAAAAACACACCAGCAAAGCCAGCGTCCGGGGGCGTGGTCGTTTCCGTAGTTACAACAACGGTGCCATCCGATGCGAATTTCAGCGGGTCACCAAAACCAATGCTTGACGCACCGGAGTCGATACGACGCTGACGGGTCGAACCGGCAAACACCTGCCCGCCGATTATATTAATCGGCTTCAAGCCATAAGGCTTGTCGATAGTAGGATATGCCATTGATTACTCCAAAATAAGTTATTTGCCCTTGCCAAACGAAACCGTTGTTCTCTTTTCATTAAAGAGCGGCATACGCTCGTCGTTTAGCCTCATAAAGTTGTTATCTACAGACTGGATCTGAGCCTTGGCTTGCTGCGCGTAATAGTCATCACGCTGCCGCATCAACTCAGCCGGAGCCTTGCAGAGCAACAACCCACCGATTTCGATATTGCCCTTAAACCGGGAATTCGGATCGGCTTGCATCATCAACTTGGGCTGGTCTTCGGCCTTTACAGGCTCCCAACCTTCCCTAAATTTCGCGGATGTATTGGAGGGATCTGCTTGTCCCATAATACTGGTCCGAATCCAACGGAACACCCAACCGTCTTGTGGCTCCGGTTCAGGGAGCGTTTGAGGCGGGGTCCACATTGTTTTGCGTTGCGCGAAGTCTCGATTTTCGAGTTCACGTGCGAGTCTGCTGTCAGCCATTGTTGTTCTCCAGTTTCATTAATTCACGTGCGTACTCTTGGTTGCTTATGCCTAGTTTTTTGGCAAGGGCAACTTGAGTTTGGTTCAGGCGTACCTGACGGGGCGCAGTATTCCGCGTAACCGGAGCCACCACATTGGCTGGCTTATTTGGGCGAGCAGGCTTTTCCTGCTTCGTTTGAGGCTTTTCATCCACATCAGCATCGTCAAATGCTTCAGGGAATCTTTTCCTCATAGTGTCGTCGACTCGGCGGTAATACTCGTCAGAATTCGGGTCCACGCCGCTTCGGACTAGTTTTTCATGCAGGCCAAGTGCAAGGGCGGTCATTTCCTCGTCCTCGCCAAACCAAGTATTTCTATCTTTCCAAGCTTCGGCCTTTGGGTCGGGCTTGGGTATAGAAGGTTCTTGATTAACTTGTACCTGTTGGACAGGTTCTACTACTTCTTCAGCCTGTTGTAAAGAAGGTTTTATACGAGAGATATTCTGAAGTTTAAGTTTGGCATCTGTCAGGAGTTCCTGTGCAGAAGCGATTTTGTCTCCATCTCCTGCTTCATAAGCCTGTTTCAGGCGTTCTTTAGCCAGATTTAAATCAAAATTAGCGTATCTCTCAGCCTCTTTAACAAAAGCCTGCTCGTTATGTCCGAGCCGTTGCTTGAGTTGTTTAACCTCATTTTCACGGGTTCGGGCAAACTTAATAGCTTCTTCACGTTCACGAATGGCCTGTTCTTTTCTACGGCGCTCATCGTGATAAATCCGTTTCATCTGAGACAGGCGTTTCTGCACCTTCTCTGAATACTCATCTAGATCTTCGTTATCGATCTCCTTAACTGTACGTTTAGACAGGGGTTTACGATCCTTGTCTTCCTCGGGAGTATCGTCTTCAATCTTTACTTCAATGTCGTCGCTAACCTCTTGTTTAGCTTCAACTTTTTGTTCCTCTTCGGCTTCAGATATTTCTACCTCTTGCTCGTCAGGGAACTTATATTCGTCACGTTCAGCCATGATGTTTTACCTCACGCTCTGCGGATTCCACGGGGATCTTCGACCACCGCTTCTACCGTGTCGTCGTTAATTAGCCTAAATTCCCGACCGTGAATAACCACGCGAGTGCCGGAATAGGGGCGCGTCAGGACAAAATCCCCCTTCTTGCACCACGGGCCAGTAGGAAACCGGTCAGGGTCTTTGTAGCAAAGGTCGCCCATCTTCACGACAAAGAGTACGACCGTAGTCAGTTCTTCCGTGCGACGAGTGTCATCTGCCTTAATAATGCCTCCCTCAAACTCCTCTTCTACGTGCGGCACAGCGCACAAGATTCGGTAGCCTTTGGGTTCTGGCAGGAGTTTAGCCTTGGAAGCCTCTTCCTGTGTTTTTTCAATATCAATCGTACTCACTCTTCCTCCAAGCGTTTCGCAAGGTCTCTAATGTGGTTGCACGCGAGGTCGAGACCTTGTAATGCCCCGCAGAGTCTTTTGTATTCACCCTCGTCCAATTTGCCTTGGATCAGGGTTTCAATAATTAATGCGCGCTCTTCCTTGAGTTTTGTATCCAAGTACTCTAGAGCGTTTG